ATGGGAATGACATGACAATCGACCAGCGCAAGTTTCTGTGGCCTGCGAGATCCTCAGACTTTGAAGGCAAGCTACGTGCAATGCTAGATAAAACAAAGGAGAAGAACACATGACGTGGCAAGTATGGACAAACATAATGCAGAAGAACGGGGCTTCAACTCATGTGGTTCCGTTAAACGATCTTCGGGAGCATGTAGGAGAAGCAACGTGTTGGTGCAACCCAAGAGTTGACGAGGAGTTGAACTTAGTTACGCACAACAGCGCAGACAATAGAGAGGCGTTTGAAACAGGGGAAAGGAAGCCGACATGAGCGATCCAGAAATGACCACGTTTGGTATGTACCCGAACTGGGGTGTTGAATACTGCAAATCATATGCCGAGCAACTTAGAGATAAGACACGCGCAAACCGAGCAGAACATGCGGCGGAGTGCATTGAATATCTTTTAAGTGTAGTTCAGAAAGAATGGGTAGGGCTGACGGATGAGGAAGTTATGTCACTGTTGCCGGGAGCGGTCAGACTACCACCGGGTTGGGTGGACACAGTTCGAGCCATCGAAGCCAAGCTAAAGGAGAAGAACACATGAGTAGAGTACACGCAGTAACGGAAGACATTCAATTCACAGCAAAGGTAGCATCGTTCACACCACTGCCGACTGACATGCTTGTTAAAGAGTTCTGTGCGTGGCTACAGGAGCGCGGCAAGGAACACAACTTTCTTGTTTGGCGCGTCACCATCGAAGGTGCAAGTACAGACTACAACCTATGACGGGTACTAACGGCCTAGCTTCAGGCCGGTTTCCCTGTGACCACTAGGCCGCCAGACCAAGGGACAACCTAGTACATTTATTGTAAAGCATAATAAATTAATTGTAAGGAAAAAGGATGACGACGCATAACGACATAACAGGCGACGCTATTAAGACTAAAGAAATAACAGACAAGTTCCGCGAGAACTTCGATAAAATATTTGGCTCGACATGCCCACGCTGCGGTAAGCCTAACCCCGCCGACGCACACACATGCACACCCAAGGAGAACAACAATGGCTGAACAACGAAAGCTAAACCAGAACATGTACGCACGCATCTTTGTGATGCTGACCACCGAGCCCTGCACTACGCACGATCTGGTCGAGGAGACAGGTATACACCTAGTGACAGCGCAGCGCTTGATGCGGTGCTTTAATAAGTACAAGCTAGTGCATGTGTGCGGGTGGGAGAAGGACGTGAAGGGGCGTGACTGCACGCAGATATATAAGTTCGGTAAGGGCAAAGATAAACCCCGCCACCGCATGACCGATGCTGAACGCACTGAACGGTATCGCAACAAAAAGAAAATGATGGCACTGACCAACGTACTGCATGGTGCACAGACATGACGCCAGAGGCCAAGGTTAAGGCCAGCGTAGTAAAGATGTTGAAGGAGATGGACGCGTACTATTTCTTTCCTGTGATGGGCGGCTTCGGTCGTTCAGGTATACCCGACATTATTGGTTGCTCGCTCGGTTTGTTCATTGCAATCGAGTGCAAAGCAGGTAAGAATAAAACGACTGCGTTACAAGACAGAGAGCTTGATAACATACGCAAGGCTGGTGGCTTTACCTTTGTGGCTAACGAAAACAATCTTGATGAACTGCGAGAACTATTATGCCAACTGCACACGACCCGTTCGACCTAGCCTTACGCATTGCGGAACTAGATGAAGACGCTAGAGGACATCTGCAATTTGTTTTAGCTACGCTGGTTAGTTGTTACGGAGATGAAGACGGGCAAGCAGTAATTATGTATGCCCCTGTCGATAGCAAAGTCACAGAAGTAATTATGATTAACTGCACCGACATGGACGCAGCACGACTCGTTGACGCTGCGCGTGCTTGTATGCTTGCTTTGAATGTAGTAGATGCACCAGAAAAGGAGAAGTTTAATTGAGCGCACCATATAAAAGAATAGTCACCATCGACTTTGAAACACGATGGGCAAAATCAGACTACACACTAAGCAAGATGACTACTGAGGAGTATATACGTGACCCGCGATTCAAAGCGTTTGGCTGCTGCATGCACGAATATGGCAGTGAGAAGATCACCCAATGGTACAGCTACGAGGAACTACCGCGCATATTCAACTCCTTCGACTGGGAGAATACGGCGGTGCTTGCGCACAACGCTCAGTTCGACGTTGCTATTCTTGAGTGGGTGTATAACGCCCATCCTGTTTTTATATTTGATTCTCTATCTATGGCTCGTGCGCTTCGTGGTGTCGAGGTCGGTAACTCGTTGATGAAGTTAGCGCAGGACTTCGGGCTACCACCTAAAGGCCAAGCAGTACACAGCACTGACGGACTAACCGAGCTAACGCCGGAGATCGAGCAAGAGCTAGCCGACTACTGCAAGCACGATGTGTTCTTGTGCGAGGAGATATTCTCACGCTTGATACAAGGCTACCCTGCCAAGGAGCTACGCTTAATCGACATGACATTAAAGATGTTCACTCGCCCAACGCTGCTGTTGGACGCCCCGTTACTGGACGCAGCAATCAAAGACGAAAAGGAAAAACGTGAAGCACTATTGGCGAGGCTTGGTGTGGACGATGCAGCACTGGCGAGTAACCCTAAGTTTGCGGCTATCTTGGCTAGCATGGGATGCGCAGTTCCTTACAAGACGAGTAAGACGACGGGCAAAGAAGCTCTCGCTCTGGCAAAGAACGACGCGTTGTTTCAAGCGCTGCTTAACGGTGAACGAGAGGACGTGGCACTACTGTGTGAAGCACGACTCGCAGTTAAATCAACCACCGAGCGAACACGGGCGCAACGCTTCTTGGACATCAGTGGGCGAGGCACCCTCCCCGTACCGCTTTCATATTACGGAGCCAAGTCGGGACGATGGTCAGCCGCTAAAGGTAGCGCCATCAACATGCAGAACCTCAAGCGTGGATCGTTTCTACGGAAGGCAATCATGGCCCCCGAAGGACACCAACTCGTCGTTGGGGACTTGAGCCAGATCGAACCGCGTGTACTGGCGTGGCTGTCGGACTACGATGAAATGCTGGACATCTTCAGAGCCGGAGGCGACCCGTATGCTGCCTTCGGGGCACAGATGTTTAACATACCCGGTCTCACTAAAGACAGCCACCCTATTCACCGGCAGTCAGCCAAGTCAGCACTACTAGGCGCAGGTTATGGGCTCGGCTGGGCATCGTTCGCGTCGCAGTTGTTGGTCGGGTTTCTGGGTGCACCACCGCTACGCTACGGTAAGGGAGATGCCAAGCAGCTAGGCGTAGACGGCGCGTACTTAGAGCGGTTCCTTAACTGGGACGACAACGTGCTCAAGATGGAGGACATACCCCACACCTGTACCGCCAAGGAGTTACTGGTGCACTGCGTGACGGCCAAGAAGATCATCGACATCTACCGCGCCACTGCCCACCCAGTAGTTAGCTTCTGGAGTATGTGCGACCAGCTTATCGGTAAGTCACTGTTCGGCGGCGAGGAGTTCACGTACAAATGTTTGGTTTTTCGCAAGAATGAGATTGAGCTACCCAACGGCATGAAGTTGTTGTATCCTGATCTTAGATTAGTGAAAGATAAAGAGTCGGGTAAGAGCCAGTGGGTGTACGGGCCAGACGCTACCAAACTCTATGCAGGAAAAGTAACCAACAACGTGACACAGGGTGTTGCGCGTATCGTTATGACTGACGGCATGCTACGTACTGCGGCGAGATACCCAGTAGTAGGCACAGTCCATGATGAACAGTTGGTGGTAGTGCCAGACGCCGAAGTAGATGAAGCTAAGACTTGGGTCTTGGCGCAGATGACTATGGAGCCACGGTATATGCCGGGCATCCCGCTGAACGCTGACGGTGGCGCACACCGTAGGTACGGACTAGCTAAAAACTAAGGAGAAGCAAATGGCTGTAAAAGACTATAAAAAACTATACACCGCACTCAATGCAAAATACAAAGTGTGCGCAGCAAACAACTCAACGCTTGTTGAGCAGTACAACACCGTAAGTATGAAATACAGACATCTAGACACGGAGTTTACGAAAGCCGTTGAAGCTAACAAGAGGCAGCAAATACAACTGCATGAACAGCGCGGTGTTATTACGTTCTTAGAAATTAAGCTGACTAAACTAATGGAGACTCTCGATGCCAAACCTTAAAAAAGAACCAGCGTTACCTACCCGCATCAGGGTAGGGCGCAAGTGGTACTCGGTAGAAGTTGTCGAGGCTATGCTTGAGCGCAGACACATGGGCAAGACATACTACCCAGAGCAACAGATTAAAGTAGGCAAGCGCAGCAACATCACAGGCAAGCCATACAAAGAGTGCGACATCAGAGATTCGTTCTGGCACGAAGTAACGCACGCAATACTGTTCGACATGGGGCGTGACAGACTCAATGCCGATGAGCAGTTTGTTACCGAGTTTGCTAACCGCCTATCCAAAGCGATAGACTCAGCGAGGTTTAAATAATGATTACCGAAACATACTACAACGAAGATTCAGGCCAAGTAGAACTCCTGCGGTTTAGGGCGGTAGCGATTAAACCGTATCCCGGTTGTACAGACGGCGCACTCCCCTTGCATGCGGAAGATTGCCCACACAAAGGAGAAATTTCTTGCTACACACGAAGTGAGAGTTCCCTTTGCGGTGGTTACATGGGACACATAGGTATGGCAGTCATTCGTTGCTGCGAAAAAATGGAGCCCTCTAATGGCTAAAGTTGTCTGGTCACACAGCGCACTAAAAGATTACGAGAGTTGCTCTCGCAAGTATCAAGAAGTCAGGGTCTTAAAGAAGTACACGTTCACCGAAACAGAAGCAACACGCTACGGCACACAGCTACACAAGGCTGCGGAAGATCACATCAAGGACGACGTGCCGTTGCCGGAGCAGTTCAGCTACATACAAACAACGCTCGATGCTTTAAAGAAAAAGCCCGGACGCAAGATGTGCGAGTACCAGATGGCGTTAACAACAGACCTCGCACCGTGCGGTTGGGTCGGACCTGAAGTGTGGGTCAGAGGTATCGCAGATTTACTTATCGTTGACGACGACAATCTGACAGCGTGGGTGGTGGACTACAAGACAGGGAACAACAAGTACCCTGACCGCGAGCAGCTAAAGTTAATGGCGCTCATGGTGTTCGCACACTTCCCACACATTCGGAAAGTTAATGCAGCGCTGTTGTTTGTAGTTAAGAACGACATGGTGAAGATCAGCATGTCCGTAGACGAAGCACCTGCTGCATGGTGGGAGTACCGTCAACGCATAGCACGTATCGAGCAGGCGCATGAGACAGGCGTGTGGAATCCTAAACCATCACCCCTATGCCCGTGGTGCCCAGTTGTAACCTGTGAACATCACCCAAGGAGTTAGCTATGTTTTCTTACTTGTGTATTCACACACCGCGTAAAGAATGGCGTAACCGATTGCCAATTAAAGTAACTGTTGTGGTGGCTAACAGCGGCAGCGAGGCGTTAAAACAGTTTACGCCGTTTCATCCAAATGACCCGGATACAAGGCACTACAACAAACCATATGCAGTACAGACAATCTCACCCCACTACATAAGGTAGGCACGACATGACAAACAAACGAGACTATAAAAAAGAGTATGCCGAATACCACGGCAAACCCGAGCAAGTTAAGAAACGCGCAGAGAGAGTTAAGGCTAGGCGCATTATGGAAAAGACCGGCGCTGCTACCAAGGGCGACGGTAAAGACGTAGACCACATCACACCACTGCGCAGCGGTGGCACATCAACCAAAGGTAACTTGCGCATGCGCAGCGTCAAAGCAAACCGTGGAGATAATAAATGAGTAAAGAGTTTCAAGAGTGGTGGAAGTCCTTGACGATTGTAGAGCGCAGAGTACTCGGACCTAACGCTGCTAAGTTTGTATGGGATGCAGCATTTAAGGCCGGACAAGAAGCCGCCAAAAAACAGGAGAAGTAAATGCAGATCATTGATAACAAGGCGTTGCTGTTTCGCACTCGCAACCCACAGAAGTACAGCATCATCCCGAAGCACAAGATCATGTCCGAAGAAGATGGCACGTATGAGATCGCTGTTTACTTCGGACTAGATGAGTGCCGCGTACTAAAGAACCTCGGTGTTAAAGATGTCCCGTCGCCTATCCTCACACGCTATAACTGGCCGGGTAAGTACAAACCGATGGCGCATCAGATCGACACCGCTGCGTTCTTAACGATGCACAAGAAAGCGTTTGTATTCTCCGAGCCCGGTACAGGCAAGACACTCTCCGCGCTATGGGCTGCTGACTATTTGATGCAGCGTGGGGATGTGCGTCGTTGTCTTATTCTGTGCCCCTTGTCGATCATGCAGAGCGCGTGGCTAGGTGACTTGAACAACAGTATCATTCATCGCTCGGCCATCGTGGCGCACCATACTCAAGCTAGTCGTCGTATCGAGATGGTGCAGCAAGACTATGAGTTTGTCATCGCTAACTATGACGGGCTCAACTTAATCGCAGACGAGATCGTTAACGATGGCAGGTTCGACCTAGTGATCGTCGATGAGGCCAACGCATACAAGACGATGACCACCCGCCGGTGGAAGGCGCTCAAGTACATCCTCAACGCTAAGACACATCTCTGGATGATGACGGGCACACCTGCATCGCAGTCACCTGCTGACGCATACGGTCTGGCCAAGCTGGTTAATCCTGATGGCGTGCCGAAGTTCTTTACAGGCTGGCGTGACTCAGTGATGAACAAGGTCACACAGTTTAAGTGGGCTCCGAAGCCGACAGCACCGCAGCTAGTGTTCGATGCACTACAGCCAGCCATCCGGTTCACTAAGGCTGAGTGTCTTGATCTGCCACCAGTGCTGACGATGGTGCGCGAGGTACCGTTGACTCCGCAGCAAGCCAAGTACTACAACCTGCTGAAAGAACGCATGGTCATGCAAGCTGCTGGCGAAACAATTACCGCCATCAACGCAGCGGCTGCCGTATCAAAGCTATTGCAAATATCTTGCGGCGCAGCATACACAGATGACAAGGAAGTAGTGGAGTTCGACGCAGCACCACGGCTCGGTGTGCTTGAAGAAATTTTGGAAGAGACTAGCCGCAAGGTAATTATCTTTGCTTTATTTCGCAGCACCATCGACGCTATCCATGCGCACTTGTTAAAAAAGAATATCGAGACCGAGTGCATACACGGCGACATCTCACCGAGCAAACGCGCTGACACCATCCGACGCTTTCAGTCTGAGCCTAACCCGCGTGTTTTAGTTATGCAGCCCCAAGCATCGGCGCATGGCATCACGTTGACTGCGGCTGACACAGTGGTGTTCTTTGGTCCATTGATGTCTGTTGAGCAGTATATCCAGTGCATCGCTCGTGCTGATCGCAAGGGGCAGAACTCCGACAAGGTGACGGTCATTCACATCCAAGGTAGTCCTATCGAAAAGAAAATGTTTAAGGCGCTGGAGGGCAAGGTAGCTGATAACGCTTTGCTAACTAGCATGTTTGAAGCAGAAATTAATTTATAAAAGGGGTTTGCAATCGTAAAAAATCTATGTAGTATGTCTAATCCTTGACACACAAAATAATTAGGAGAAGCAAATGACTGATGAAATAGTGCCGTTAGATCAGCTTGCCAAGGTGTACCGGAAGATCAAAGCAAAGGTCGATTTACTCACGCAAGAGTACGACACCAAGCTAGAAGAACTGAAGGCTATGCAAGAGCAAGTTAAGTTCGCAATGAAAGACCAGATGAAGGCGTTAGGCGTTTCGTCCGTACGTACAGATTTTGGAACTGTGTCGCTGGCAACAAAGACACGGTACAACACGCAAGACTGGGATTCTTTTAAGAAGTTTATTGTGGCCAACGATGTCGTCGATCTGTTAGAGAAGCGCATCGCACAGACCAACATGCACAACTTCTTGCAAGAAAACCCCGGGCTTGTGCCCCCCGGACTGAACTCCACTACGGAGTTCGACATCCGCGTAACAAAACCAACCACCACTAAGTGAGATAAATACTATGTCCAATATTATGGCTTTCAATCCAGCGTCGGTACCCGCCTTCGCTCGCAACAACGAACTCTCCGATACAGCACGCGCCCTGACCGGCGGTGGTGTAGGCAACAGCGTCAAGCGTATCTCGATTAAGGGCGGTGTGTTCCGTCTGATCGCTGGCGGTAAAGAACTGGCGACCGTTGATGAGCGCCACCTTGACGTTATTATTGTTAAGGCTGCTTCCAAAGTCAGCCGCGTGTTCTACGCTAAGTCGTATGATGCCGAGGCTATCTCTGGTCCTGACTGCTGGTCGAATGATGGCGAGCGCCCAGACGCTACCGCTACCGGCAAGCAAGCTGAAACCTGCATGTCGTGCCCACAGAACATTGCTGGTTCAGGCCAAGGCAATAGCCGCGCATGCCGTTATCAACAACGTCTGGCCGTGGTGCTTGAGAACAATCCTACCGGCGATGTGTTGCAGTTGACCCTGCCAGCTACGTCTGTGTTCGGTAAGGAAGAAGGCGACAAGCGCCCACTGCAAGCATACGCTCGCTATCTGGCATTGCAGAACCCACCGATCAATCCAGAGCAGATCGTCACCCGTATGCGCTTTGATACTAAGGCCGAGTCACCGAAGCTGCACTTCCAGCCTATGCGTTGGTTGACCGATGCCGAGTACGATATTGTTAAGAACCAAGCTGACTCTGCCGATGCCAGCCGCGCAGTCGTGATGACTGTGGCACAGATGGATGGGGTTAAGAGTAAGCCTGCGTTAGCGTTACCGGGTAAAGCCCCTGTGGTGGCCGACGAAGAAGATGCACCAGCACCGAAAGCCAAGGCTGCACCGAAAGCTAAAGCCGCGCCAGTAGAAGAAACTGCTGACGACGAGGAGCCAGAAGTTCGCAAGCCAGCTTCTAAAGCGTCCGCCGTACCAGCCAAGAAAGGCAACCTTGCCGACATCGTAGCCGACTGGGACGACGAGTAACTCTCACGGGGGAAAGCGGATGCCGAAAGGTGCAGCGAGTACCCCACCTAACATAAAACATAATGGCCTACTCACAACGAATTATTGATCTTGTTGCCGCATCCCCTAAGACGCCGGGCAACCGGCTAGGGCGTTGGGCAGTGCATCTTAATTTCCCCGTGACCAAGATTGCGTATGCGTTAGGCGTTACCCGACAGACTGTTTACAACTGGTTTGCAGGCAAGGACGTTTTCGTAGCGTACCAAGATCGCGTGGAACTTCTTTTAAAAATAATGCAGCACGCTAAGACGGCTGACGAAGCATGGAGAAAGATATGTCAGGAATACAACCTCAAGCCTTAACGAAACAAGAGTTCATCCGTCTGTGCGAGACCGAGTGGGACCATCAGCGTGGGCTGCCTACTTCCTTCCAGCTTGAACTTCTGAATCGGTATGCACGTTCTATTGGCGCTATCTACCCACCGCTTTGCGATACACAGTTAGAACTGTTCGAGTAACTTAACCCCGAGGATTTTATGACTCCGCTTGAATTTCTAGCGGTTGTTTTGCCGTCTCCGGGTCACGGATATTACTGCGCGGCAGAATTAACTAAGAAGAAAGATCATGTCTTTGTAGAAGATGTGGCCGAATTTTACCCGACGGTAGACACTTGGGTTAGCAACGAGTGCGACGTTTACTTCGGCTTGGCTTCCTTCGATGAGAAGGTTGCTTTGATGAAGGGCAACAAGGATCGGCGCATCGCAGCTAACGCTCGCTACATTCGTTCTTTCTTTATCGACATGGACGGCTACGCTACGCGTAAGGCGGCGGCTACTGCATTGGCTGGCTTCTTAGCTGAGACAGGTCTGGACTTGTTTGGTTCGCCTTACGTCATCTCGTCCGGTGGTGGGCTGCATTGCTACTGGCCGTTTGAGCAAGACGTAGAGATTGCTGATTGGAAACCAGCAGCCGAGAACCTAAAGCGTTTGTGTGCACAGCAACGTCTGGTCATTGACTACACGGTGACAGCCGATGCAGCGCGGGTATTACGCATACCTAGCACGACTAACTTTAAGAAGAAGTACGACAAGCCACGGCCGGTAAAGATTGTTGCTGAAGGCGATACGTTTGATTTTGAGACGATGGCCAAGCATATTGCCAGCATGCTGACCAGTACGCCGTTAGCGGTTAAAGCTACGCCGAGCACAAGCCTCACGTTACCCGGCACTCGACCGACTGCTGCTACCACTACGGCAGTTAAGTTGTTCGAGAATACTGCGACCGAGTTCGGCAAGATTTACAAAGAGACGCAAGAAGGGCGTGGCTGCGCACAACTACAGTACTACGTAGAGAACGCAACCGAAGATGGGATGGAGCCGTTGTGGCGCGGGATGATGAGCTTGGCGCAGAAGTGTTCCGATGGTGACCGCGCTGTTGTCTGGCTCACAGAGTTGCACCCGTACACAGAAGATCGGATGCGTACTAAGTTAGCTGAGATCAAGGGCCCGTACCCATGCGTTAAGTTCGACAGCGAGAATCCCGGCGTGTGCACATCGTGCAAGCACTGGGGCAAGATTACTAATCCGTTAGCACTCGGGCGTGTAACGACGGTCGATACATCGGAGAAAGTAGTTGAGGTCATTGCGTCCCCGACATCCGAGGAAGTACGCAAGGTGTTACGCCCTGAGTCACCACGCGGTTATGCGTACGGTACACACGGCGGCATATTCATGGAGCGCCAAGATGAAGACGCAGAGGGCAAGAAGATCACGCGTCAGATTCAGTTGCTGCCATACGACCTGTTCCCTGTGGACATCTTGAACAATGCTGGCGAACACACGATACACATGCTGGCGTTGCGTAAGGATGGCGCTCAGACCGTGACGCTGCCACAGAAGGCAGTAGTCAGTAAGGACGAAACAGTTAAGCACTTAGCACAACAAAACATTATTGCTGCTTTTGGTTCTGGCAATGACAAGAACCTGTTCGATTACATTAGGGCTTGCGTGGAAAAAATGAGCACAGAAAAAGCACCGCTGCGCGTACCATCTAACTGCGGCTGGCAAGACAACGACACGTTCGTGTTTGCTGGCAAGATATATTCAACTGGTCTGCCGGTGGAAGTGCCGATGCCGGGGCTTGAGAATATCGTGTCCAACTCGCAGCCTACCGGCAGCATCGAGGCATGGCGTGAGTTCATCAACCTACTGATACGTAAGAAGTTGTACGGGCATCTGGCCATCATTCTGGCTGGCGCTTCTGCGCCGCTCATGCGCTTCACAGGTATCTACGGCATGACGTATCACTGCGGCTCAACCGAATCAGGCACAGGTAAATCATTAGCGCTCGAAGGTGCGGCTTCTGTCTGGGGTCATCCGGTTCACTACCGCACAGGTAAGGGCACATCTCCCGTTGCCATGCAGCAGCGCCTTGGTCTGCTCAATAGCTTCCCGTTGATTACTGACGAGATCACCAGCAAGAACCGGGCAGATTTCGAATGGTTCCCTGCGTTCCTGCTCGACATGACAGAAGGCCGTGGTAAAGAGCGTATGGAGTCCGGCTCCAACAAGGAACGGATGAACTTATCTACGTGGATGACGGTAGCGATTATGTCGTCGAACACACACGTTGTGGACTACCTGACCGGCGGCCGTAAGCATGCGTCAGAAGGTGAACTGCGCCGTCTCTTAGAGTTCATCATGGACCAAGACCTGTCGTGGGAGCCGCACGAGATCGAGATCATCAAGTCCCTAGCGCGCAACTATGCGGTTGCCGGTCACCTGTTGGCTGACTACATGGCCAAGAATGTATCGTTCTTAAAAACGATGGTGCCAGAGGTTGTCCGAAACACGTACAAGGATTTCGCTGCTACGAATGACGAGCGTTTCTGGATGGCAGGTATCGGCGCATGTATGGCGGTAGGTATCGTTATGAACTCGGCGCATGCCGGTGTGGTGGACTTCCCGCTCGAAGCTATCTTGTCGTACTTTAAAAAGACAGTTGGCTACATGCGTAGCAACATCAAGTCCAGCAGCCGCAGCGCAGAGGACATACTAAACTCATTTACACGCGAGTTCTACGGCAACTTCATCGTAGTTAAGTTCGGCGCATCAGGCGGCATACTGGCCGAGATGGGCAACGGTGGAGCTATCGACGCATCGACTACACGTTCGCATGTTATGGGGCGGGTGGAGCACGGCGTAGTGCCAGACCACATCGACTACTACATCGAGGAGCGGCTGCTTAAATCGTTCTGTTCATCCATGAGCTTCGGTTATTCTGACTTTAAACGGCAACTAGAAGCGCTGTTCATGGTCACGTACCTACCCAAGAAGGACATGATGGCCAAGACGAAAGGACCACAGATGCGTGTGCCAGTGATTAAGATAACGCGCAAGGTAGAAGATGACGAGCTTGCAAGTACACTATCCGTGGAATAAGCTGAAGAAAGGGCAGGGGTTCTTTGTCCCCTGCCTTGATACCCAAACCGTTAGGCAAGAAGGGTTGATTCAAGCTATGCGGCTTGATGTGCATAACGCCCGCGCAGTGGCGGGCGTTAGCAAGGGTCTTATTGGCGTGTGGTTCTATCGGTTACAGTTATAAAGTTCCGCGCTATCTTAACCTGTGCGGAATCTAGCTTCTCCAGCAACGTATCCTTCTGCTCGGTAGTTAAGCGCGGGGATGCAATGATCTGACGCCGATACTTGGCCAACTCGCCTAGCTGCTTCTGCACACTGCCAGACATCGACGCCCCAGATATTTTGTCGATGTTCTCGAGAGCAAAGGCTTTAGCTTCGTCCTTCTTGCCTTCTTCGATCAGCTTGTTAAACGAACCCTTTGTTTGCTGTATTTCCTGCATACGCTCATAGGCTGCGTCTAACGTACCGCGTCCCTCGATAGGCTGGAACATACCGCCAATGAACGGCATCTTGCTGATCTTCTTAGTCGGGTCGGCAACTTCTGCTTTGCCTTCCATGTTCAGGATAGGATTGGCCAGCGACACCAGCGCAAGACCCAAGCCGCCCATGTACCCACGCATCAAGTAGTCAATCTTAATTGGCGTTAAGCCAGCGTCCCCCGTAGCACTACCGAGCAGCTTGGCAAACTCGGTGGTCGAATCTCTGTAGCGTTCGGTCGGCAGCATAGTCTGTTGCTCCCGCGACGACTCAATATCCCCACTAAAGAACGACCTGCCCAGCACCACTTCAGTCAACGGCTTAACTGCTTGCGGCAACGCGAACGGGTTGGACAGCGCCAGCAATTTGCCCATACCCTTAGTGATGTCAGATGAGCGCTCATCATCAGCCGCCATATTGAATATTGCTTCCGGCAACGCCTTAAACAAGTACCCCATCTCGAACGGAATAGGTACACGCATCGGCTCATCCACGCCCGGGATGTACACAAACCAGTTGGCCAGACGTTCTTCAGGCTTGGCGCGTTTGTAGGCTTCATCATCCTGCATCATCGCAGCGTAGGCCATCGTACCGGCGGCTAACATCAGGCCGCGCACCAACATTTTCTGCCTAATCTTTAGCTGTTCGCTATGCGGCATCTGGTTAGTGAATGCGCGATACAAAACGTCGAGACCCTGAATCTGTGCATTAAAGAACGGGATAATTGTTGATAGTACCTGCATGCTAGGGGAGAGTCCCCGGCGGCTAAAGTTCATTGACTCAAGCGTACGCAAGAGCGCCTGCATCTCGGACATTCCCTTATTGAGCGAGTCCTTGTACACAACCGCACGCGTAGCTGCATCACCTTGCATAGCGAAGGCGTCAAGCTTGGCCATCGTTTTGTCCCAACCCATCTTGCCTACCGACAAGTCTTTCAGGAACTTCGACATGTCGCGCTCGTCACCGCTAAACACGTTGCTGCTGATCGCGCCCGAGGCCATCAACTTAGCTTGTTCTTCGCTGCGGCCGGCCATCATCTTACTCAGTTCTTTAAACGAGTTGAGCACAGGCACACCGTCAGTACCTGTAGTCATCCACGCAGTCAACGGGTCACGGAACGCCTGCTTGATCGCATACGCCGGGTTACGGGTAACAAACTTACGCAGTACGTCAGCCGGTATGCCCATCAGCTTGAACACCGCAGGTAGCGTAGTCTTAATACCTTCCATGCCCTTGATGATAAGGTCGGCAGGGATGCCGTACATGTCGGTGTCGATTACCACAAAGTGATCTTCGCCCTTGATCTTAAAGCGTACAGTATCAGGACCGCCCGGGCCGGGGCCTTTACTAAGCGTGCTGGCAATACCCATCTTCTTCAGCAAGAACGACGAGTCTTTCATCATCTGGTTGCGCAACGCCATGTTAGTTATCATGAACGTGTTTTGCACAGCGCTAGTAAAGACCGGCTGAATCTGCGTGTTGTCCCCGACTAACGCTTTAAGCTGTGGCTCATCCTTGATGTTGGAGAGCGTGACGATATTTTCTTTATCAATCACTAGCTCCACGTTGCCGTCACGGTTAGCGCGATAGAACGGAACATATGGCGTCTTCTTGAGATCGGCCGCCAGCTTCTCAGACATGTATCCGGTCTGCACTAGTAGATCAAGCTGGCCGTTGTTGTACTGCTGATAAATGTCGGCAGCTTCCTTAAAGGCAGCGTCTGCTTGCTTATCTGCTTTAAGAATATTTAATACGTCGTTGTATTCTTTTTGCGCCAGCTTCGGATTATCAAAGTTCAGCTTATCCCAACCCACAACTTCCGCACGCTTACCTGCCAGATAGGCGGTGAACATTGCTTCGGTCTGCGTGTCGTTGCCTACGTTAGCTTTACTGACTGCTTCGGCTACCTGCACCATGTTAGCGCCGGGCTTGCTTGCGTAGATGTACCCACCACCTTCGGCTTTGCGTAACTCTACTGGTCCGTTGGTCAGCGCCTGACCCGCAAACTGGCTGGTCTGTTGGCCAAAACGTAAATAGAACTCAGCTTGTTCGGCTTCGAGCGACGAGATTTGTTCAGCAGCAACGCCTTGTTTGAACGCAGCAGACAGCGCAGCGTACTGGTCAACAAACTGCACACGCCCTGTTAAGCCCATGACGTTACCCATAAGCTCGTCTTTAAAGGACGGCTTGGACGCAACAAACGAAGACGCAACAGTTACCGGCTCTGTCTTAGACTTAAATCCAAAGTCACCTTTTGTTTTTTCGTAAACGCCAACGTCCACATCTTCTTTAGGTTTGGCGCGTACTTGTTCCGTTACTGGCTGCGCGGAGCTAGTAGAAATCATCAACGCTTCTACAGCGGACACTGATGCGTCCAGCATGTTATCGACGTTAGTAACACCAATCATTTTTAAGATGATGCTAACGAATCCACGGAACGCATCCGACGTGCGCCACTTCTTCTGCTTAAGTTGTTTCTGTAAATTCTCGTTCGACAGCACTTCGGCAGCAAACTCAGAAATGTTACTCTTAGCGTTTGCGCTAGTAATCGACGGGTCTTTCTTGGCCGAGTTGTACAGCGCTTCCAGTTCACGGTACGCAGCCTGCTGCTCTTTACTCAGCAACGTAATGTCGTCTTGCGCCATCTGGATGACACGCTCAACTGCTGCGTGTGTGCCTTCATGCAACAACACTTCTTGCGTCAGTCCACCGTTACGGCTCAAGTCCACTACGCGGCTGGTCGCCATGCCCAACACTTCTTGTCCGTCAGGAGCGTACAACTTGTCGTGTAGCTTAACGGTGGTATTGTCCGCAAAAACTTCCAACGCCAAAGACACAGCACGGTTTAACGGTTGGTTTGTGTCGTCTTCGGAAATTGACTTGTACGCATCTTGCAGCTTGTTATCTTCCAACAGCTTGACCTGCTCGTTGCTCAAGTCTTTACTTTCTGTTTCCGAACCAATAGCAAACCGCTTTTCTTCAACGTCTTGGTTTGCTACTTCTTTCAGTACTTTTTCTTGTGCAGCCTTAGTCATCGCCACCTGCATGGCAGTACCTTTAGCAGCTTTGGCTTCCCGTGCCTTACGCGTACGGTCTAACGCTTCTTGGCGTTGCGCGTAATCATACGCCGAACCTTTTTGTTCGCTTAAACCGCTTTCAAACCGTTCTTGTCCCCGCGCAGTCTCAGCGCGACTTTCTGGGGATTCTGTACGTATCTCACTTAACTTAGCTATCTTACGAGTGGCTTGCGTGCCGCGTTGGTACACAGGCTCTTGCGCCTCGGCTACGGGCTTCTCGCGTTTTGCGAATTCTTTCTTGGCTTTTTCTTGCGCTTCGGCAAGGGCAGGGCTGGCTGCACCAATAGCTCTGGCTTTAGCTTCAAGGTCTGCGGCCACGCTCTTAGCAAAAGCATCTACAACTTGAGTGCGATCTTTTTTCTGCTTGATAAAATTAGTAACGGCGGTGTTGTACTTTTTCGAGTCCTCGCCTTTTTCTGCTTTTAAGGCTTCGAGTTTAGCTACGCTAGTATCAACAAACTTTTTAAGTAGCTCTACTTTATCGTTGAGTTTCTTTTGTGCCGGTCCTACCAGCTTTTGATACTCTTCTGTCTTGTAGCCAACTTCGCGCACAACATCGTCAAGAACGGCGTCTAGTTCCGCTTGTGCTTTAAGACCTAACTCAGCCTTGGTAGATTTCTTAGCTTGCTTTGCTTCGCGTGACAGTGCACGCGCAGACGTACCCAAAGCTTGCAGTTCCGCTTCTTTTTGACGCGGCGTTTGTATTTCTGTTTCTTTGTATAGCTTGGCTAGTTGAGCGTCAAGCTTCGCACGGTACGGCGCAACACGCGCTAGTTTCTTTTCGTATCGTGTTTGGGCTGTAGCTACTTGGTTACGCAACGTAGTGAGTTTAGCTTCTGATGCACCGGCAGCAATAGCTTCTTGTAACGCAGTGTCACGTTTTTCCAGCAAATCAAACTCATCATGCAGTTGCTGCAACAAAGACCGCTTGGCGTTACCAACAGGTTTCTCAACAACATCACGCAAACGTGTAATCTCTGCGGCTATATCATCACTGACATAAACCTCCTGCCCCTTACGCTCACCCGTCTCAATCTCGCGCACATCGTAGTTACGCTCACGACGAATAATTTTGCCAATCTGAGGGCCTAACAGTTCTGCTACCTGCTCACGCGGTGTACGCGTAGGCTTTCTTGCTTCCAAGGCTTTTTGATCTGCGCGTTGACGAGCACGGTGCATGTTAGCCAGCACCTGTGGGTTACGATCATTGATTGCCGTGTTCAGCAGATTGAAGTCGCCGAACAGGTCGTACATACCTGTAGGGGCTGTTTCTTTTTCAGGCGCAATAGTAACTTCTGTAGTGGCAGCTTGTTCGGGCTTCTCCGCAAAGACTTCTCCGCGAGACTCAGCGTACTTCTGTTGTTGCTCACGCGTTGGTTCCGGTGCTTCGGCTTCTGTAAACAGTGGGCGTGTCTCACCACGCTGCGTCAGACCCTTTTGCTGCTCGGCTAACACACTACGCCGAGACTCAATATCCGCAGTTAGTTTGTCTCGCTCCGCTTTAAGCGTATCTAATTTGGTACCCAGCTTCGGCATAGCTTCGAAGTCACCAAGCGCACCAGCTTCAGCCAGTTTCTTTTGTGCAGCGGCAATTTTTTTATCAATATCCGTTACGGTTGCTGCGGAAGTAGTCTCGAATGTGGCAGCGTCAACGGTCGTACCACCCAACTTCTCAATGTGCGTACCGAGCTGCTGAACTTGTGTCTTGAGCTCGTTGTACTGTGGGAGGAGGGCATTGATGGCAGCGGTATCACCTTTAGTAGCGGCCGCTTGCAGTTGTGTCTCGAACGGGTCAAGCTTCAACGCCATTGTGCGGTGCTGGTCCATCAAGCTAGGTAAGTCCCCAGCAGGCGGTGTGTACACAGGCTCAACAGCAGGCGCTAACTCAACAGGAGCCGCAGGTGCAGTCTTAGGCGTAAGCGGTGCAAGGGCTGTTGGCAAAGGTTCAGCAGCAGGTGCTGCTTCGGCCGGTAATGGGGCTACTTCGGCTGGTGCTGGTTCGGGAGCTACTTCTGGCGCTGGTGCACTAGCAAGGGCTGCGACGGTGGCAGCTTGCGCATCCTTCTGGCGTTGAAGAATATCTTCCTGAGCGCCCATCTTTTCAGACACACGACCTACTGCACCCAAAGGACCTAACAGCCCGACTTGGTATGCCGTACGGCCATACTCTTCCAACGCATCTGGCGAAGCCAACGACAGGCCAGCTTGCGCACGCTCTAACATCTGCTGGGCAATCTCTGTAGGAATCTCGGCGGCCATGCCCGTGGCAGTACCTTTAGCCAGCGTGGCCAACAAACGCTCGTTAGCAATCTTTTCTGCTTGTGCGGCAGTTTTACCAAATAACGCACCCATCGGGATGCCCGTCAGCTTAGTGACAAGTTTGCCGCCAAACGGAATCAATGTGCCAGCAACGTCCAACCCAGCTTGCGGTACGGCCGTAGCGGCGGAAGTTTTAAAGTCCGCAGGCAAACCTTCGGCGGCTCTGCGTTCTACGTTGGTACCAAACTGCTGTACTGCCGAAGGAATTAACGCACCACCAATACCGCCAATAACGGCACCGCCGGGTCCCGCAACCGAACCAGCCATAGCGCCAAGACGAGCACCGCCAAACATAGCCGCTAGATTAGGAGCTTGTTCTGCAATAGCTAAAGGAACTTGTCGTACTACTTCTTTAGCGCCGCCAACAAGCCCTTTTTCTTCGTACACTTTTTTAAGTAAGTCTAGCCCGGTTTGTTCTGCGTACTTACCGGAACGTTCTTGACTACGGCGTAGTGCTGCGGCTGCAACTTCTTCCTCGGGCGTGCTTGTTAAAGCGCCTAATGCGGTCTGCCCACTAGACAGCAACGACTCTAAGCCTTGACTTACCGCAGCGCCAAATCCCTTTTTACGTGCAGGAGCCGCCTGCTGCACCCCCGCCATTGCCTGCTCTATCATTGCTTGCGCTTGTTCTGGCGTAGTCCCTTCTGGTACTTCGAAGCGAGCTATCCGGCCGTCAGGCATCTGGAAGCGGGCAATAGGCATTATTCGTATCCTAAAAATTTGGCAGAACTGGACGTAAAGCTAGGCGTTGCACCCGCAGTAAGCCCGCGTGTTCTCATTTGGTTTTGTACCCACACCGCGGCATCAGGATTATCTATGCCAAATGTCGGGTTTGCTTTGGTTAATGCCTCGTATTGTTTCATAAAATCGCGCTCGGTGGTTTCCGTTCTAGGTGCCCACTTAGCACTTTGGTACTTTTCTATGGCCGCAGCGTAGCTAGGGTCTTTTTGCATCCGCTCTATCATGCGCTCTTCAGGACTTGTACCCAACGTGCTCGTCATTGTCTTATAGTACTGACCCATAATATCGCGCTGCGCCTGTTCCGCAGCATATTTTTCACGTTCTTTCTTTGCGCTCAAGGTAGCAATACCTGCTTTACCTATGTTTTGTGTGGCGTACGGAGATTCGCCGGACATCATGGTTAAGCCGAGCATCAGCAAATCTTCGTCAGAGAAGCCAAAACCTTTCTTGGCTTCCGCTTTTGGCTCCATGCGGCTGCGTTCTTCAATCGGCACTTCTGCGGTTGCCGGTGCTTCTGGCTGGTAGTTAGTCTCTGGTGCAGTAAAGTCTTCTTCCCAAGGCCCTTGCGACGTAACGCCCGGATAAGTAGGCTCAACGTTTGCACCTCTCACTGCGGTCGGAAGAACGCTACGTACTCTAGCAACGCGAGCAGCTTGTTCCGTATCGTAACGTCTATCTATATCGTCTAGTATGTTTTCTTTTACAACTTCCGTGTCTTTAGCGCCTGCTTCGTCTTGTGCTTTTTTGGCGCGTTCTTTAGCTTTAAGCGCTTCTCTGTTAGCTTCTAGTTGTTGGCGTTTCTCCACTGCTTCCCGTGCGCTGCGAACATCTTCCGCCCCACGCGCCCTTTTTTCTGCGGCAGATTGCGCGGCTTCTAATGCAGGATCGCGTTTTTTAAGCACGCGGTCTAGGGCAGACGGCACAGGTGCCTCGGCTTCGGTAAATAAAGACATCTGTTCCGCACGACGATTGTCTTCTACGGCTTTCTGCATCGCTTCGTTTAAGGGTGTTTTAGCAGCAGGCTTCTTAGGAATAGGAGCCTGTTCTTTTGTAAACAACTCCCCTTGCGCGGGGCCTGATCTTCTAGCGGCGCTGGCTTGTGCCGCATCGGCTTTAGCGGTAGCAATAGCGGCTTTTTGTGCCGCGGCTTCGGCAGCGCGAACAGCTTCTGGAGAACGCGGACGAGAACGTGAAGTAGTAACACCGGGAATAAACGGCGGGATTTTAAAATCTTCTAGCGCACGATGTGCTTGGCTTAAAGATTCTTTTCCTACGTCTGAACGAGGGGAGAACGTCATCCGGTCAACACCTTCGTTTACCGACATTTTGCCGCCTAACAACCGATCAATGCCTGCACGTACTTGGCCGGCACCCATGACAGCTGCCGCACCTGATCCTAAAGACAGTAGTGCTTCTGGCGCGCCTAACAACTCTTCGCCGCGTTGCCTTAAATAGCTTTTCTCAGGACCGCGTTGTGCTTTAAGCTGTTCTTGATACGCAATAGCTTCTGGTGAGCCGGGAACGTCCCTGCCGCCTAGCGGTGTTGTTGCGGGTTGCGAAGCTACTACTGGAGGTTTATTTTTAGAAGACGCAGCAGTACCATCGTCTGCACGAGCGGAGGGCACAGGTACTACACTGGTCAAATAGTTAGCGGTTTCTCTTGGTAAGCCTACCCGGAAATCTTGGTTCTTTTTAATGCTCTTGGCAATATGCTTTTCTAAATTGCCCGGACCCCAGTTATACGCAGCGGCAGCTTTATCGTACGTACCAAACCGATTAAGCTGCTTTTTAAAGTACCCGATAGACGCTTGAATATTCTTAGCGGGGTCTGTGCGTTCTTCTGGCTTTATGCCCATTTCTTCCGCAGCAGCGGCCATTAACTGCCCAAGCCCTGTCGCGCCTTTTGACGACACGATGCTTTTATTTCCCCCAGATTCTTGACGGAATAAACGCATAGCCACTTCAGGGTCGATACCTTGCCGTTTAGCTTCTGCGCGAATCATTGGCTCGTACTGGGCAAGCGGGTCTTCTGCCTTAACTTCTTTACCGCCAGCGTATCCAACAATACCGCCATCCGCCATACGCTGCATATTAGGCACAGGTAAAGCGCCGATGCCTTGTTCTTCCGGTAGCTGACGGCTGACTTGCGGCGGTGCCATTTCTTGAATAGCCTGATCTACAACTTTAGGCTGCGGTTGACCACCGACTGCTTGCGCACCCATGCGCATCTCTTTACGGCGGTTGCTCTCGGACAGCGCCATTGCTAGGCTATAAGGGTCGTCTTTGTGCATAAACGCAAACTGTTGCAATGCCTGATCCGGCATGCGCGCTAACTGCGTGGCGATCTGATTAGTGTTAATCATGGTGAGTCCTTATGCCTATTTCATTATGTTGTACAAGCTCAACCCGGTCAGACCAAGGCCCCCTAACTGAGAAGCAAAGCTAGGCGGTGGTGTAGTGGTTGTTTGTGTAGTATCCGTACTAGGAACACCACGTAAAATGTCAGACATGTAGCCAATCTGTTGCTTACCAAACAAATCTTTATCTGTCCGGTACTTGGCTTCTGCATCCATTTGTTGCTGTTGGATTCCGCGTTGCAGATCGCCGTAAGCGCCGGTAGTCTTCAAGCGATCAATGTCCGCAGCTTGTTGTGCAGTGCCAAGATTACCAAACACGCCAGCTTGGCTAGTCATACCCTGCGCAGCGTTCAGACGTAATTGATTCTGTCCTAACTCAGCAGCACGATCACGTTCAAACTGAGACTGCGCATTAAGGTAGGCGTCTTGCAGCCCTTTGATGCCAATATCACTCAACGAAGTGCGGAGGCCAGCTTCACGGCCACCTTGCAACAAAGCCTGACGCGCACCGCCATAAGTACCTTGCCGACCGGCAGCTAGGTTAGTACTAAGCTGCGCTTTCTGTGCTTCTGCAATAGCATTACGTTGTGCAATGTCAGTTACGTTTTGCTGGTATGGCGACATGTATTGCTGGGCGACTTGTGATGTAAACGCACCGGGGCCTTGTAGCCCCATCAACCCGCCGTACGTACCAGCCGCGCTCTGGCCTGCTTGCGTACCTAACCCGAACTGTCCCGGAGTCTGCATGCCAAACAACTCTTGGCCTACCATTGTTTGCCCTTGAGACATACCTGCTACACCACCAAGCCCCGCAAGGCCAGACGCTTCTAGTCCCGGATGGGCTGCTGAATAGTCTTTAGCTGACTCCGCGTAAGCGCGATTAAGTAGCCCCGGAATAGCAGGCTGACCACCCGCTGCTGGCGTTCCGGTATAAAAAGACTGCATCCAATCAGGAATGTCCCCTGCTGTGGTTACTGTAGAAGTTGCCATGATCTTTCCTTATACGGGCATTAGTTTAGTAGCACGAACTTGCGGCGCTTGTGATGCTTTACCAGTACGAGCCTTGCGAATTCGATCCATCATTGCGTAAAGTTGTTTTGAGCCGGCCTTAGACGACCCGTTACCTAAATGGGAAACAACATCAGCAGGAATAACAAACTCACCGTCTGCCAATTTTGCTGGTTGTTTATTACCAATCATAGCGGGGATGCTGTCACTCATGCCATCGCCGGGACCATCTAACATACGGGGGACTGTACTACTGCCGCCCCTAGCCAGCGCAGTTAAACCACCACCGGCCATAGAGTAGTTTTGTGGCAGCGGGTTACCGCGCATAATCTCATAAACGCGCTGACGCATGCGCTCGTTTTTATCATCTTCAGCAGCCTTAATATCCGCCGCTTCTTTTGCAAATTTTTCTTCCGCGTCTATTGCTGCAACGCCCGTACCGCCTATTACACTAGCTGTCATTGCGTTTTGCAATCCTAAGTTCGGCCCTTCAGCAGCATTTCTTGCCATTGTTTCCGCAAACGTTTTTCGTGCCGCAGGATCAGTCGCTAAATTATAGGCGGATGTTCCTATATTTTTGGTTGCGTCTAGCGTTCTACCACCGAAGTCAGATGCTGCCGCTACCCCTCTGTTAATTAGATTAGGGTTTGCTATTGCCTGTGACGCAGCACTTGCCGCGGGTTGTATTGCTGCTGAAGCCTGCCCTGCTAATGCGTTAATGGCGGGCGCTGCCGCTTGATACCCACCGGCAATACCACTTTGCGCCGCATTAGTGGCAGCTGTTTTACTAGCTTCCATGGCAGCCTGAGACCCACCTTGATAGGTAGCATCCATACCCGCTTTAGCAGCACTGCCGGCACCTTGAATTGCTAATGGGGCAGTATTAGCCGCAATATAATCTTTAGCAATTGAACCATATCCTTGACCAATTTGTGACGGGTCAACTAAAGACTTTGCTGCTTGTGTTGCGGTAGTCCCTGCATTTGCTGCGGCACTTGCGCCTTTGGCGGCTTCCGCTAAACTGCCGATGCCATAACTCATAATGCCCGACATCAAACCTTTTTTAAGATTAAACCCACCGCCACTTGTAGCGCCTGCTAATCCAGACAACCCTGCGGAAGCCAGTGTTCCGATACCCGTAAAAGGCAGAACAAACGGCACAACCTTCATGATGTTTTTAAACAGGCTGCTAAACCACCCTGCTTCTGGCAACCCCGTACGCGGATTGATAGGCATGTCATGCCCCTGTGCAAGCGCTAAAGACCGCAGCCCACCAACTTCTTCGGGCGTCATGTGCACCAGCATGGAGTCTTCTCCACGACCTTTACTGGCTATGTTTTGTGCAAGTCCATGCAGGCCGTGTGCTTGGGGCACACTTCCACCGCGAGCCATATTTACTGAACCACCTTCGGCCTGACCGGCCATGTACTCTGCATAGTCTTGGTTCTCGCCAATATATCCACCACCCGCAAGAGGCTCCGCAGTTTCTGTACTAGCAGGCGCTTCTGTTAGCATCGGGTCTTGTGTTGTGTATGTTGTTTCTGGTGTAAACACTGCGGCATAATCTTCGGGCACGGCGAAGTTCGTACCTAAATCTTTTGCAGTAACAGGGGTCATTGGCGCACCGCCCATATATGCAGGCGTACCGAAGTCTGTAGGCCCTTGAAGCGTTGCAGCTTCTCTACGTGGGGCAATTCCTTGAATGCCAGTAGGCACACGGTACTCTTGGCTACCTAACATACTGTTAACCAATTGATCCCTTGTTACGTTTTGGCCTTGGTAATAATCTAACCCACCCGTATCACCTGCACGACCAAGTGTCTGAAGGTACAGTTGATTGATCTGATCTCTGCTTAATGTTTTTGGTGAAGTAGTAGTTTGCGTTGTTGCTCCACCTGTATTGGTAGTTATTCCACCTGTGTCCGTTGTAGTTGGATTTTGTGCTGCGTACCAGCTTTTTGCTTCTGGCGTTCCGCTAATATCGGACTGTAGTTGCGCAAGCGTTTTTCCGCCGCTAGTTAATTGATTAAGGTAAAACCCAATATCATTTTCAGTCGGGTCTCTGCCAAGATAACTTTTAAATGTGCTTTGAATATCCGCACGCGCTTTAGCCGCGCCAGTGTACCCGGTGTAGTCTCCTGAAACTTCAGGGGATGGATTAATTACTACATCACTTACATTGGTAGCTATATCAGTATCGCCAGTGTTGGTATTGGTATTGGTATTGGTGTTGGTGTTTGCGCCAGAATCAGTAGTGCTAGTTTTAGAAGCTATTTCTTTTTTAGTAGAAGCTGAGTTAAGAAACTTAGCAAGCTCTGTAGCATCTACTTCATTACCAAACTGTTTTGTCCACGACGCCAATCCACCCGCATCAGCCTCACGCCCAAGGTATTTTGTATAAAGATCAGCAACTGTAAGCGCTGGGGTTCCGCCGGTATTTGTATTAGCGCCTGTAGCGCCTGTATTTGTGCTTGTGTTTAATTGCTGCAATGGAATGTTTGCCATCTCGGTCTTGGTAGAAGCCGCGCCAAGAAACTTAGCAAGTTCGTTCGCATCTACTTCATTTCCAAACTGTTTTGTCCACGATGCTAACCCACCTTCATCAGCTTCACGCCCAAGGTATCTTGTATAAAGATCAGCAACAGTTAGTGGCGGGGTGCCTGATCCACCTGTTCCGGGTGCGGCGGTAGTTTTACCCTGCATTGCAGCGGCTGAACCTGTAGGTGCTTGCGCAGCTAAAAAAGCACGACCTTCTTCAGACCCGGCAAGTTGGGCTTTTAAATCCGCTAGGCTAAGATTAGGATTAGTGTAAAACTGAAGCCCGCCAGCATCGGGGAGACGGCCTAAAAGTTCTTTATACGCCTGTGTTACTTGTCCGCCAGTAACGTAGTGATGTAGTGTGCCTAGTCCGTTCATGTTTTCACCTTTAATACGTTGCTTGCTGCGGTATCCATATACACATCGCCCACACGCAAATCTGCTAGGTCCGCCTGCGTCGGTATTGTTACCGACCCTTCCCTAACACTAATAGATATGTTATCTACGACTATTCCAGAACTGGAATCAAGCTGTTTAAAATACAGGTTAAGCACCCGCACAAGCTGATCTGCATACTCTCTACTATAGGCTTGCGGAGCAAGCGGCAGGGCAGGAGCGGTAAACTTTTTAAGTCCCATAGTTATCTCTTGCCGTCTGCACGAGCGTCTAGTCTCGGGGTGCCGAGCTGCCACTGGGTATTAAGCGCACTGGATTCTATTTTAAATCCCATCTGCCGCGCTCTGACTCGTATAAATACCTGCTCAGTATAGACATTTGATGACGTTTCTACCACACTTTTTGGGGCAACTATTGTGTATGCAGAACCGGGGTAGTTATGTGGTGTTAATGTAATAGCAACAGTAGGAGCATCTGCGGTAGAGCCACTAAAGTTAATATCAGGAATAATCCGCTTAACCAACATAAAATGCTCGCCGTCTTCGATGTCAAAGTCGGAAGACGTAATGTAAGCGGACATCGGCAACGTATCAGCGTTAGTACCTTGCTCGTGGTTCAAGATGTAGTTAGCGCCAACAGCCTGCGGGTACTGGCGCAATGGGCTGTCTAGCCAAGCGGTACGATCCATAGTGCCGTAGTACCAAATCTGCTCAAAGTAATTGTAGACGACGTACGCGTTTACCGTGTTGCTGTTTGCTGTAGGGTAGAACCACCATACCTCGTGGTAACCCTCGTTGGTTCCGCAAACAATCTGGTCAATCTGGTCATAGTTTAAGTTAAGGAATACGTGGTCGCGCAGCGTACAGGGCAGCGTATCAACCCGTCCGCTATACACATAGAACTTATCTTGTCCCATCCAGAACGTAAGATTGTTGGCCGTAGCTACAGCACGAGGCCCAATAATAGATGTGTTAGCGCCAAGTTCTTGCAAGCTAAATACGTCCGTAGTACCCAAGTACTGGAGCGAATACAACGCCGTATCAGTCCAAACAAGAATCTCTTGCCGGGTACGCATAGCTCGGACAATCTTAGAGCCGTTAGTGGCACGAATAAAACCAGCAGAATTACTAGATAGTGGCCGCCAGTTAGCAGGCTCGTCTTGACTAGCCCAACGAATAAGCATTGGGTCAAACTGCGGAACAGCCCCAGATGCGTAGTATGGCGTGGCACCGAAAGCAATTAAGTGTTTATCGTTCTGCGAGTTTAGTACCTGCATAGCCAACTCAGGCACGTTTGCAGCACCAACTACCGCAGATAAAAGAATAGCCGGCGTGTTCAAGGCAGAAACTGGGCTAGTACCAGAACCGCGCACCCAATAATAAATAGCGCCATTTCGGATATTCATTACAAGGTCATTGTCAAAGTTATCAAACCACCAATCAGTTTGGTTAACCGCAATCGGCTGATTAGAGCCTACGCCCCAACCATTAACGCCCCATCCGTCCGTACCCCAACCATAGCCAAACGCAGAGGCTTCGTAGCCTACATGAATCTGAAACTTTGCAAAGATACTCGTGCCACCACCAGCGGCAACAGTTGATGTAGCGGCTGTAGCTACAGCAAAGGTAAACGTATTTGTAGTTACATTAGTAATTAAATGGGTTGTGTTTATGGTGGTAGCAGCAATACCGCCCACTGCGTTAGACCCACTAAAAATCACATAGTCCCCAGCATTAGCGCCGTGCGCGGCAATGGTGGCTGTAACTACTAATGAGCCGTTTGTTGTGGCTAGGCAGTTATTTGTAGCTGGAGATGAGAACGTAGCCCGAATAGGCGTGATGTCATACAGGATTGTGCCGGCCTCAATGTAGACTTTGGCATTAGTTCCAAGCGCAAGGAAGTTATCGTTGTACGAAGTAATCCAGCCAAACATCTGCCGGCATATCCCAATAAGCGCATTAGCTGAATACTTAAGCCAGCCACCGATTTTTTGCGGTTTGCCCGAACGGAACCTAACCTTGTCGCACTCGTACCAACCACCCTCGTTACTGTAGTTGGTTAAGTCTCTGTTTAGTCCCGGCTTAAAGTTTAGTTTTTGGAATGCCATTGGCTACCCACTCATGTACATTGCGCGTTCATCTTTACGACGGGTTTCGAGCCCTTTTTGGACTACGCCACCTGCCATTCTGTATAGCAGAAAAGCATCACCAGCGCCATCAAAATCGCCACGGTTGTGCCTAGCGCGGATCGACGAACTCTTTAGCCGGCCTAGCCCAGCATTGAATGCAAAACTGACAAGTGCGTTGTACCTGCCTTGAGTAAGCCCACTAGGGCAAAGACGTAGAACGCCTCGCTCAAACCGTCCGAGATCAGCCTTAAGAATTTCATCAACTTCTGCATTGGTTAAACTCCTATCCCACTCTGCCGGACACTTTAATAAGCCCGCAGCTTTAGCTTCCTTGCGCTGAACAAACGTCATTTCCAGATGTTCTTTTGGCGCTATCAGATGCCCCACGCCCGTCGTCCACAGCAGCACACTGTCCAAGTAAGGCTTCTTCCTTACCCCCTCGTGGTACTTGAGTTCGTGTAGGGCGGTGAAGTTCATTTCTTACTAAATGCTTGAGTCCCAAACCAGAACGAAATCACGGACGCCCAAATGATCTGCGTATCATCATCCCAAACCGCATCAATCATGACGTTAAACGGTACGTTAGTAGTCCACGCATACCAGACGCCAGCAATATCAATAATGACTAGCAGGAAGAACAGACCATACGTAATCGTAGGCCGTACCATAGCGCGGAGGTTAATCACCCACTGGGACGCACCCTTGCCAATCTCAATGTCGTGGGCGTAGAGGGCTTGCCGCTCAGTTGTTTGTGCCTGAATACTAATCTGATCGGTACGGATTTCTTCGATGTGTTCCTGCGCTTGGAAGCCAGCCTTCTGCATCTCAAGTTGAGATTGCACCTGAATCTGAGCCAAGGCTAGTTCGTGCTTTTTGTCCTGCTTGTCTTGGAAGAAGTCCAGTAACTTTGGTAAGCCCCCGGACAAGAAAGAAATTAGTGTTGTAAATAGCGTCATCATTATTCGTCACCCCCGTGTCTGAACATCCACCATATTGCGTACATAATGAAGCTACTGATCGACACACCAAGCACGACCGCTAACCATTCTTGGAGGTTCTGAATCCGCTCTTCTTTCTTGCGCTTAATTGCCCGTACACGCATACGCTCTAGCCGGGCTTCTTCTTCAAGCGCATCACGCCGGTCTTGGATAATCTGATCGCGGCGCTGGCACATCTCTTCGTACAAGCCAGACTCATTGCCCGAGCCGTAGATCAGAGCCTCACGTAGCTCCACTTCCATCTTGAACATCTGGCGCGACGCAAACATCGCATCGAGCGCCTCGGCAGTAGCGTCCCTCTGTACTGGCTTACCTAGTTTCTTGTCATGCTCTTGCTGGACTACCGCCGCCTGAATCTCACCCTGCGCTACGAAGAACGCACTAATATCGTGGTAGCACTCCTGCACTTCCTTGCCGAGCGCAATGGCTTCCTTAACCCCAGCAACAGCCGCCTTGGCTACTGCAAATGCCGCACCGATTGTTATTGGGTCCATAAGCCATTTTTACAAAGCTGAAATTATGAAAGCAAACAATTCATCGTAACGCACACCAAGACGGGTATGTTCTGTGCCGCCTTCAACAAACGTAGTATGGGCAACATTCCGTGTTCTTGGAGTGTCGTTCACCATAGTGGTTTCTTCTCTTTCCCACCAAGTATCAGAACAGAATACGCCGTACTGTGCTGGGTCAAGACCTTCCGCTACAAATGCAGCCTGTACATCTTGGGCGATCACACCAACGTGGATTCGTGCTGCACTACCTTTAGCGGCAACAGCGTCCTTAAACCGGAACTTTTTAATCAGCCCTTTGAGGCGTGTAGCTACAAGCCGTTCAGCTTCGTTCAGATCAGCAATATCCTGCTTTGTATTTACGTCCGATGTATTGATCGTTCCTACCGCAGCATAAACAGTTGACCAGCGTGATGCGGCCGTACCGAGTGTCTTATTGTTATCCGCTGCCGGAGCAAACGCGGCTGAAGTCCAATCAGTAATACCCACGCTGGCAATATCCAAATTAACCGTAGAGCCCGACAAGTAAATAGAACTTGTTGTGCTGAAGTTATACGAAGTAGCAAGAATACTACTGAAAGTTTTAGTGCCCGCAAGTGTTTGAGCGCCTGTAGTAATAATGCCAGATGCTGTAGCTGATGCGCTTGGAATAGCGGCGTATGAAACTGACGATGATCCTGACCCAGTTAGCGCACCTGTAGGACCAGCCGTTGTCCCCGCAGTCCATGTATAAGTGGTTGGTATCCCTGTAACAGCATGAGCGTGGGTGCCGGCAGAAACGGCATTGGTTGTTGCAGATGTCAGCGTAGTTGGCGTGCCCATCGTAACGCTACCGGAACCTGTAATGGTGGTAAACGTCATGCCATTACCAGCAGCAACTGAAGTTACCGTACCGCCACTAGCGGTTGGCGTCTGCCATGTAGGAGCAGCAGCACCATTAGATGTTAATACTTGGCCTGAGCTACCTTGCGCAGTAATTGCATAAGCCGACCCGTTACCATAAACAGCGCCACCAGCGGTTGGGGATGCCGTGCTATTGGTGCCTCCACGGGCAATCGGTAAAGTGCCGCTAGAAATATTACCGGCAGCAAGCCCTGTGAGTGATGCGCCGTCACCTGAAAACGCCGTTGCCGTAATAGTGCCACCAGAAATAGTAGCGTTAGAATTATTTAAAAGTAACTTACCGGATACGCCGGAATAAGTTGGTATGGCTAAATTAGTGGAGCTTGCAGGGCCAATCACATCACCAGCGGTAAACGCGGCTGCATACCAATTTGTGCCGTTAGAAGCAAGAACTTGCCCATTCGTACCGGGGGCAATAGTGGTTACCGCGCTGGTGCCGTTGCCAGCAAGAAGGCCATTTACAGAATGCGTTACAGCCCCTGTACCACCACTAGCTACAGCAAGTGTGCCGCCTAGTGTCAGTGTGCCCGCACTAAGAATCGGGCCGCCTGTAAAGGTCATGCCCGTTGTGCCACCAGACGCATTAACTGAAGACACGGTGCCACCGCCACCACCCGCTGCCGCAGCCCATGCAGTATCAGTTCCGTTTGTGGTCAAGAACAGCCCATTACTACCGGCTTGAGCTGGCAGAAACGCATTTAAAGCCGCATTAGCTGTAACTTGTCCTGTACCACCATTAGCGATTGGCAGGGTTCCAGTAACATTAGTTACCAATGAACAGTACGCAGTTACAGCAGACCCAGTGCCACCAGACGTAATAGGAAGCGGGGAAGAAAGACTCAGGGTGCCAGCATACAGGGCGGATACGTAGTTAAACGCTTCAACCACATTATTCGAAACGCCATCATTGTAGGCATACACAAACATTTTTTTACCGCTAGGTACAGGCACCCCTGCGCCGCCACTTGTCTTAACAATAATGGTCCGCGCTGTATTGTTCTCAACAATGTACGGCTTATCAATTGATGGAACCGTTAGGCTGCGCGTTGCTGTCAACGTGCCAGATACATTCAGGATAAAGTGCCGCGCAGTCTGCGTAGAATTTGAATCCGTCAGCGTCAGCGTAAGGTCAGCATCTGAAGTAAACGCAACTTCTGCACGACCAACAATCGCTTCTTCTAAGGCTGTGCCCAGATTGGTGTTGGTAATATTGCCCCAGTAACCGGCTTGTTCGCCAGTACCAATCAGTTCAATTTTTAAGCTGCTGTATGTACTAGACATAATTTATCCTTATTGATCTTGCAATTGCGATGTTGGTGGCGTGAAGTTTGCTAAGTACCGAGCAATATTTTTGGTTACTCTTAAATCATCTATGTACCCAGCAAAAGAACCGGAATCTTGCGTTGACCCATAACGAGCAACAACAGCTGGATACACTGGGATTACAGCAGTTTTAGTGGCAACGCCATCTTGAACACCATTAAGATACAACTTAACATTATTCGTTGCAGTTCCTGACCGAACCCATGCTACGTGATACCACGTATTAACATTGATTACCGTATTGCAGGTGGTAATTCCGCTAGTAGACCCAATAATCCAAAACTGTAGTTTAGTACCCGATATTCTAATCAAGCTTGTGTTTGGATCGGTGTCCCCAATAGAAAATATTGCTGGCTCACCAGATACAGATGTTGGGTACATCCAAAATTCAATTGTAAAATCTGCGGGCAATTCAAAGTTTCTGCTCGACGGGAATAGCAGGTAATCCCCAGTGCCATCAAAAAACATCGAGCTGCCACCAAACTTACTTTGCGTTGTGCTTATCTTTGCATCAGCTAATGTTTCTGCGTTATTTTTAGCGGTGCTATCTAAGATACCTGCGTTGGTAAAGTCCATTAATAGCTGCACTGTTCCAGATGGAGCTGTTCTTGTTAATGGTGCTGTTGGGGGCGTAAAATCGGTACTATATAAAGCAGCACCAGATACAATTCTAATATTGGAAGAATATCCTCTAAAAACATTGGAAGTATTATTATTTTGTCCAAATCCTATGTAGTTTAAACTTCCGGTTCTATTTGTTAGTGTAGTGGTACCCGTTAATGTTTGAAGAACACCATTAACAAATAATTTAATTACATTAGCGGCTACAGAAATAGTAATGTAATTCCATGTATTTAAACTTATAATTGTGTTGCCAACAGCAGAACGCAATCCACCATCTACCCAATAAAAAGATAATGCCCTTGTGTTAATTGGCCCAAATGCCCAATTTGCGGCACCTGTTACTGGGTCAAAATCACCAACAACAACTGGAACTGCTGGGCTCCCACTTGTTGGGTCAGCAGTCATATATACCCAAGCTTCAATAGTAAATGTAGATTGTGTAGTAGCAATTGGTGTTGCCGTTCCTGTTTTTAAGTAATCTCCATTACCATCAAAATACCCACTGCCGCCAATAACTTCTGGCGTGTACGCGATACTTGGATTAAATGGTGAAAACGTCTGCACAGTCACGTTATCAGTAACTGTTAAAGTAAAATTGTTTGTTGAGTTATCTTTAAATCTATTTGATTGGCAGGTTAGTAACTGTGTATTTGTTACTGCTGTTAAAGGCGAAGTTGGCGGCGTAAAATTATTTGTGTAAACCGCAGTACCCTTAACAGCGCGTATGTTGGAAAGATACCCATACCAAGAAGTTCCAGCGCCAGCATCCCCGCCAAGATTTACAATACCCGCAGCAAAGTTAGTTGTATTTGATGTAACAGTCGCAACGATACCGCCATTAATAAATAACCGTAATGTCCCACTCGACCTAGATACTGCTATGTGATACCACTGGCTATAGTTTGGCAAGAAGCCATAGATTATAAAATTTGATATTCTGTCTGAAACATACAAAGACGAGCCATTCCAGTAAAGGTTAAACCCACCAGAACCTTGTGAGCAAAATATTCCTCTTGATGTCGCCGCAGTGTTATACCAATTTACCCATGCCTCAACAGTAAAATCCCCTGTACCAAATGCTAAGTTTGCTGAACTTGGAACACTTAAATAATCTGTTGTGCCATCAAAATAATTAGACCAACCTGTTTGGGTAAATGGGCTAAACGTACCTTGTGTAGTATTGCCGTAACGTGTAATCGTAAAATTATTAGCTGACGAATCTAAGAACGTATTGTTCTGCGCATTATTTGCCCCATTGCCATGCAACATTAATGTTGTGCCAGCAAAGCTAGGATCGTATATAGGCCACAGTCTATTTTGTGTATAGTACGCGGCTTCGTCTATAGACCAAACACCCGGAGCCGCAGCGCCTAATGCTGGATTAAACTGTCCCGGATTGTTCGACGGTAGATAAAAATTACTAACCGCAGCAGCGCCGTTAACAGTAATAGTAGCGGGACTTGCGCTTTGATCTATGATTGTAGATGTCTGGCAGCTTAAAAACTTTGTATTTACATCAGCAGTAAGTGGTAGCGATGGGAAGCCGAAATTAGCTGATGTCGTACTTGTGCCGCTGTATCTAGGAATAGTAGATACCCGCAGGCTGGTCATAAAAAACTCTTTATTAATAACACTAGCACCAGTATTCTCTGCGCCAATACCAAACGTTTGGGAGCCAGTAAAACTTTGTGTTGTGGTATATGGACTAGACGAAACACCGTTTATATAAAGGCGCATTACATTGCTATTGCGCACCAAAGCGATATGGTTCCATCTATTTAAACTCGGCATTGGAAGGGCAGGGTTAATCAGCCACGAACCACTTTGCCCAACAAGCATTTTTAATGCTTCTGTTGCTATATAAGGACCAATAACTGACCCCATAAAATAAAACCCAGCAGTTGGTTGCGCAACTGGGTACAGCCAAAACTCAATAGTGAAATCTGTTGTTAACTCCAAATTTTTTGTAAACGTCAGATAGCTATTTACCCCGTTAAAATAAACAGAGTATCCGCTTGATGGGCCGGTAATAAAATTACCCGGATATTTATCACTCATCGTTTATTCCTATTGCCGAGCAAACGCTATTGTAGGTGGGATAAAGCTGTCTTTATATCGAGCCATTTTAGTAATACGAACGTCGTCCATGTACCCAAGCATAGGATCGGCGGCAGTTCTATTTGCTCCGACATAAAGCGGGTTTGTTTGAATAAAGTCTGTAGTAATCGCTGTGGCGCTAGAAGCTGCTAATGCCCCGTTCAGATAAATTTTTATATTTCCGACGCTGCTACTGAATCTAACCATTGCAAAATGATACCAAGTATTTGCTACGAGCGGTATCGTACCTGTAATGCTGGTTGCAGAAAAAGTGGCTTGCAAGAAATTGGTGCTGGTAATATTTACTGACCACCCTGTTGTGCCGGTGCCCTTACTAACCAACCCACGAGCTGTGCCAGTAGCTGTCAAGTAAACCCAACCCTCAACGGTAAAATCTCCAAGCCCCATCTGCAATGCTGGGCTATCTGGCAAAAGCAACCAATCGCCCGTGCCGTCAAAAGCCATAGAGCCAGAACCATACTTTTTAACGCTTGTGCTTACTTGGGCGTTGCCAACGGTTTCCGCAACGGTTTTTAATGAGACATCTGTAATGCCTGCGTTGGTGTTTTTAAGCAATAAGCTGGTGTTTGTAATTACGGTTAAAGGTGCGGTTGGTGGGGTAAAATTGGCTGTGTAAACAGCAGTGCCATTTACTGTTCGTAAATCTGCTATGTATCCTTGAGATCCAAATTCCGCAGAAGCTGCGTAATCTTTGTTGTTAGTAAGAAATACAGTATTTGATGATGCTCCGTTGATGGTTCCACTGATTGTAAATGTGTTTGGATCAACTACTCCATTAATGTAGTATTTTAATGTAGTACCAGTTCTGACTACTGCCAAATGGTTCCAAGAATTCGCTGGAATTCTGGTTGCGCCATTGCGATTAGTACTAGCAGTGTAAAAGTTCATTAGAAATCCACTAGAATATCCAGTAATATTCCATACCCAGTTTTGGGCTGAACCACCACTAGTCCTAGCATCCATCAACCCCCAATCTCCAGTTGTGGTAACCGTCGAATATACCCATGCCTCCAGAGTAAAATCTCCAGTAAAGGTAATAAGATTGGCCGACGATGGTGCCGTAAGATAATCAGTTCTTATTTTATACGTGCTACCTCCCGTAACTGCCGGTGAGTATGCGTACTGTGGCGCTACTGGTGAGAATGGCTGTCCCGATGCAAGTGTTGGCGTTATTGTTCTGTTGTTGGTGCTTGCATCTTTAAACGTAGTATTGTTTTGTAGTGTTAGAAATGTTGTTCCAGAAATAGCGGTTAATGGCGTAGTGGATGGCGTAAAGGATGTAGAGTAAAGAGCAGTGCCAGTAACAATCCGTAAGTTAGATACGTACCCATAAATGTATGAGTTTGTTCCCGCATACTGACCTATTGTAGTGCGCCCTTGGTCAGTCCCTCTATTTCCTAGCGTAGTATTACCAGTTAGGGTTTGAAGCTGGCCGTTAACAAATAGTTTAATTGCGTTAGCGGATACAGATACCGCAACGTGTACCCATGTATTTAAAGGCGTAACTGTGTTACCAACGCACGCTTTTACTCCTGTGTCATTCCACCAAAAACTTAACAGCCCAGTAGAAAGAACCCCAAACATCCAATTAGCACCAGCGCCTGTTGGGTTTTGATCTCCAACAAGGGAAGGCTGTACAGGGCCACCTTGCGCAACTGGATATGCTGTTTGAAATACCCACGCCTCAATAGTAAACGTCGATGTTGTGGTCGGCAAAGATTGAAACGGTGTAGTTGCGTAGTACCCAGTACCACCAAAGTACCCTGACCAATATCCGGGTTGCGCGCTAAACGGACTAAACGACCCTTGCGTTTGGGTGCCGTTACGCGTAAGCGTAAGGTTATTGGTGCTGCTATCTAAAAACGTATTGTTCTGCGACGCGTTAGCGGTACCATCTGCTTGCAGTAGTAGCGTGGTTTCATTAAAGTCTGGATCGGTACACCACTGACCAGCGGACAAAGATTCAAGCGCAGCCTGTGTAGTATAGACACCCTGAGTTTGAGCAACATTTACCCCCGGCCCAACGTTTGCGGCCAATGGGTTATATGAAGGGGATACGTACCCACCAAGGTATCTTAAGCTCATATTAAGTAATCACTTCAAAAGTTGCGACGACGTTTAGCGCACTAGCAGTTCCAACGATTACGCCAACAGATTGATTCTCCGTTACATAAAACCCTGTGGTCTTATCTGTAACAATCAACGTAGCGCCGGCTGGCACAGCAATCTGGTAGGCAATATAGTAAGCAGTACCACTTGCGTAAGTAGCGTTATTTGATACGCCAATTGTAATCGTAGCCGCTGATGCCGTTACGTTAGATACCACAATGCCGGTAACTTTATTTACAGTGCCCGCTGCGGGGGTTAACCCTGTTAATGCGGTGGAACCGTTATAAGTCCATGAGACACTAACTGTGGTGGCTGTTGGCGTTACATACGCTGTATTGCCGTAGATACTTGTAAGGGCTGCAATATTGGGGTTAGCCATAAGTTACTCCTAGAATCCTAAAGTCATTGTGTATGCTATAGCAGCAGCTTTTGTTACACCGCCACCACCACCTCCCGCAGTAGCCCATGATAGCGTACCACCACCATTAGTTGAAAGCACTTGCCCAACTGTACCGTCAGCACTTGGTAACGTATAAGTTACAGACCCTGCTACTGCGGCAGGAGCCAAGCCAACATATCCACTTGTAGCGCCAGATAAACGGAGCGTTCCTTTAACATCAAGCTGGCTGCCCGGTGTAGTAGTGTTAAGGCCAAAGTATCCGGTGCTGTTATTAAACCTACCTACTTCTCCACCGTTAGCCGTAAAGGTTAGTGGTAGATATGTACCGCTGCCATTAATCCCTGACACAACTTCTGCGGCTGTTGCTGTTGCTGCAATAAGAATCTTACCTGCGTTAGTAGGATCGCTATTATTTGTAGCCTGCCATGATGCAGCTTGCGATGTGCCATTAGGTAAAGCGTAAATACCCGTTGCTGTGTTTACTAAACTAGATTGGAATGCGTACCGATCCGTAACCGTGCCATTATAAAAGTCCGCTTGGAACCTACTGCCAGTACCAGTAAATGTAGCGCCATTACTGCAATTGAGCGCGTTCGTGTAGGTCGTACCGGGGATGGTAACGTTACCACTTACATCTTGGTTAACTGACTTTTCTGCTGGGTACGTTACAAATACTTCTTTAGAGCCAGCACTAAACGTAACAATTAAGTTGCTATTAGACGACGAAAGAATAATGGTGCGGGATAGTGTGGTGCCGGAAGCTGTGTACGTCCCAACGCCAACTTCCCATTCATTAGTCCCCGGATTGGTAATTGAGTAGAACGTCGTATTGCCATTTCCTACTGCCGCAAAAGATTGAAACCCAGTAGCAGCTCCCAGCAGCGTAATAGGGGATGTAGTCCCTGTAAACGAGCTTGTTTCTTTTACGCGATCAGCTAGAACTAATGCCATGATAATTCCTTACATGTTAATCGTGTTCC